GATTTGTTGGCCCCGACGGAAAGGACGGAGCCGGCACCACTATGCCGCTTCTTAAAGGCACCGACAAAGAGATCGAGAAGCAATTCGAGCGTGATTCTAATTTGTACTCTCCAAACCCAAAGATAAAAATCGTTTCCAGCCCTGTCAGGTGGAATCAAATGGGCATCGACACAAACAAGCTCATGCTGTTCGAGGAGATCGAAGATGATTTCGTAATGATGTGCGCGTCTTTGGATATGCCGAAAGAGTTGTTTATTAAAGACGCTACTTATGAAAATAAGCTCCAAGCGAAGAAGTCAGCGTATGAGGATAACATAATCCCCATTGCGGATTCGTTTGCTGCGATAATGACGAAGGAGCTCGGAGCCGAAGAGCGAGGCCGGAAGTATATCCTGTCATACGACTGGATGAAGATAATGAAGGAGGACGAGAAGAAAGAAGCGGAGACAGATAAGATAAAGACAGAGAGGTTGAGTAAGCTGTGGGCTGACAATATTATTTCGGCAGAGGCTTACGCTGAGATGGCCGGCATTGATATGACTGGAACAGGGGAGCCTCCGAAGGGTTTGACACTTCCGAGCGATAACCTTGGTAAGATACCCTTGGCGTTACAACAGTTAGCGTTAGCCAGAGAGCGCGAAATTCAGAATGGCAATTTATCTTTAGCGGCTGAAATATCTACTGCGATGACATCACTAACCACGCAGCTTGTATCTCAAGCTGCGCAATCAGAATAAGCATGCCAACGCCTTTAGCAACAGAAAATCAAGCACAATTCATGGAGAGATGTATTCCAGTTGTTGTTAGCGAAGGCGAGGAGCAGGATCAAGCGGTTGCAGTATGTCAGTCGATATGGGACAGGAGAATTTTTCGTACAGGGTAGTTGATGGTAAGACATTAAGCGAGACAGAAAAGAAATACGATCACCTTTGGTCTGCAACCGGGTATGTAGTGGTAGGTGATTTTAGATACCTAAACGACAAGGAAACCGAGTAGCGGCAATGGCATGCAAAGGATGCGGAAGCAACGCGAACAATAGAATACAATTCATACGATTCAGATCAATGGCATGCAAGACTTGCGGAGATGGTGGAGAATACGAACCAAGACGGTGCGAGTGTTGTTATCTCGTTGACGGAGACGAACGAATAAAGCAGACGAGGTATTGTACATTCTGCCAAGCGTTCATTTGCGATGATTGCTGGAGTGATGGAGCGAAGAGAACGCAGGCATTTATTACAAGTACAGTTGAGAAGGTGAGGAAGTGGTTTGGTGGATCGTAAGTGCTGGCGAGGCGCCGGCTTGAACGCGACCAACTTCGCTAATTAAACAACCGATTGAAATAAAAGTGTTAGTTTTGTTTTACAATGGCATCACAATTCTTTCCGATTAACGGCATTAAGCGTATGTTTTCTCGTTGGCAGTGGACGCGAGATCAACAATCTACAAGCGGGTTCTTTGGTTATGCATTGAATTTCTTCGGAAGAGATTCAGTCTCTATTGATGTAGATCCAGAGAATTGCCAACAAGCATACGATGACTGCCCTCCTTTATCAGCGATCATTGACATCACAGCAATTAAAAGGACCCATGTTGAATAATATTCTACGTCTTTGTCTTTCATTACTCCGGTGTATTAAGTTGATGTTGATCAGGTTCTGGTGATGGCAGTCCCGCTGCTTGACCAGGCAATTTCTGCTTCTCTACCTTCAGCGATATACTGTCTCCGTCTTTGGAGATATTTATTTTGTTTGCGGTGTCAATTTCTATCTTCTGACTTACTCGCTCAACTATCCTACTCTTGAGTTTATTGTACTCCCGTATCGCTGCGATCTTTGAACCGAAATCTGTCTGCTGATTTATCAAAAACAATAATTGCTTATCAACAAAGTTATCATTCAACCCAGCATCATCAAGGAGTGAATTAATGTAATCGCAGACGTCTTTATTTTTTAGCAACCTCGAAGCTGCTGACTTCGCGCTCTCATACGCTCCATTTCTTTCGAGGTCTACATTGTACGCATCAACATAGGATTCAAACCCATTGGCAAAAAATTCCTTTGAGACAAAATTGTCACAAAATAATTTTTGTTTCTCATTCAAATTTAATCCTTCCGCTTTTTTTGTCATGGTTAACAATAGTAAACACCGCTAAATTACAACTTTTCTACGATACACTTAAAATCCTCCAAACTCCGGACCACATGGTAGGGTATTCCCATTTGATTACAATGTTTCTGGAATTGCTTCTGCTTTGGAGACTGGATGCCGGTAGGAGTTTTGACTTCGATGAACACCTGATGATACAGAGGTTTGTTATTCAGGTAGAACAACGGGATACTGGTGTGCATAATAAACAAATCTGCACACCCAGGATAAAGCCCAGTAGCGATCAATCCTGCGCTTGCCTGCGCTCTCCCTTCATTTGGTATGCTGAAGATCATACATCGTGGGTTATAATGCACCAGGCAGTAAGTATTCCGGTACCATCTGACAATCTCGGATTGGATTCTGGATTCGGATTTACCTTGTTCGTGGTTACCCTTTAAAATTTCTCTGTTTTTCATGGTGTGTGGTGTGTGGTTGATTTTTAGGTTAAAAATTAGGTCAGGTTACAGAGGTTACAGTGGTTACAGAACTTTCCTAGAGTCTATGGGGTAATAAAATATATTTTGTTTTTCAATTTTGTTTTTCAAACCAATAACTCTATGGAACTCTTCTGTAACCTTAAAAATATTATCTCTATATATTATTATATATCAGTTAGTTACATAGGTTACAGAAGGGTTTTTTTCTTCTGTAACCTTTTTTAGTTTAAAGTTGATTTTTATAATAAAAATGCACTATGTTGATTTTCACGTTAAAAATTGGGTTGGTGCGTAAAACGTTAAAAATAGGTTAAAAATCAACATCATTAGAAATTGGCGCGGAAATGGCTGATTGAGCGGACTGGCTTATTGCCGGAGCCGCCATGTTTGAAATTACTTGAATTTTAACGACAGAGTACAGGCGAAGTGTTTTTCCGGCAACCTTTATCGGCTTGCTTTCGCCAAAAATAGACTTCAGTTCCATGCCAAATAAACGTAGATTTAGTATCTTTTGGTATGAGTGAAGTTCGATGTATGACTTGATCTCCATAGCTGTCATTTTCTCTACAAAGCCGTTCCCTTCGGCTTCTTCGGCTGGTAGGAAGTATCGGAGGATCAGTTCCTGTTCAATCTTTATACCCTCAAATTCCTTTGAGGTAGATGCCAGGGTATCAACTTCGTCTTTAGTGAAGTTCCAATTTTCACCGGATTCATAAGTGCGAACTATCTCCATGAATAGTTCGTCTTTGTCAACGGAGTTGTAAAGTTCGTGATCGATTGACATGACCTCAACCGGGAGGATGCGGGTGTTTCCAGTCGGATCGTTAATAATAACCTTTTCGTTCGATGTACCACAAAGCAGGGCGAGGCGTTTATAGTCCCGGTTAGAATTGTCGTAAGGGGCGCGCAGGGTGAAGTAGTCTTTTGATGACAGCATTTTGAAGTGAAGTTCATCGGCTTTTGCCTTGCCTCCCATTTCATCATCCATTACAATCAGTTTTTGGCACATGAGTAGTTCGTCATCCTTGCCTGACATGAGTTTACTCTCTCCGTAATACTTTTTTAATTTGTCAGGAAGGATCCTTCTGAACCATTCCGTTTTCCCAGTCAACTGCCCACCAGAGAGGGCAAGAACAAGACGAACCGGTTTACCTTCAACTGCGGCAGGGAGTGCCAAGAGCCACTTACGAATAAATAGTTCGTACCCATTTGTAGGTGATGTAATGGACTGAATGATGCGGTCTATATTGGTGGTAGTGTTTCGGTGCCTATTCAATTCGATGTAGTCTTTTATCGGGTTATATGATTCAGTAAACTCGGAGATAAGTACACGTTCAATGAGGTCAGGAGTTATGAGGGGTGTGTTAAATGCGCCCCTGGCATGAAGGTATATAGTATTGAAACGCTCCTTTGTTATTTCGCCTTTCGGGTCTTCGAGTTTGCTGGTGAGGGTATTTTTTTTGATAGAGTAATTTGTATTCATCCATGCCACTACTGACTGAATAAGTTTTTCGGGATCGGCAGCAATGGATGAGAGGGTAATGTCCGGGCGCTTATAAACTTCGTGGGCGATGCGCTTGGCATCCTCTTCCGGGATGTTGTGGATTTCGGTGAGTAACTTTACAGATCCTTCTTCTGTGTGGTTGTTCTTTTTTCCTATCGCAACGGAACGAATGGCATCATCATACTTTTTGTTTTCAGGGAAAGTTATTCCAGCTTGCTTTAGTAAGTAATAGAAGCTGCCAATGGTTACCCCTCCTTCGGGTTTTTTAAGGCAAATATTATACTGCCTGTCACAATGTTCGGAGTTATATTTTGTTGATACCCCTGCGAGGGCATGGAAATGATGTCGGCCAGATTCGCCAAACCCGGCAGCGAGAGCAAATCCGAGGGTGAGATAATCGGAGTATGATTCAGCGATATTTATTCCACGATCAACCGCCTCTTTAACCATAATTCCCACCTTATCATCGGAGAAGAAGATAGGGAGGGAGTGGATTTTTTTTGGTTTTGGTGCTGCGTGTTTTGCGGTTTTAGATTTCTCATTTATAAAACAGTTCGGATCGTATGAAACAAAACGGAGAGATGCGTGATTTGACGGAGCCGGGTCACAAACTATCCCGTAAGTTTTGAAAAAATATTCTTGCAGCCATTTAAATGATTCCTTGTGCTTCTCCGGGTTGATGCGAACAAACACGGCAAGACCACCACCGGATGCAGAAGATAGCAGAGCGTAGGTGTATGGGTCGGAAAGAAGGGAGGTTCGGTCGGTGAAGTTATCTAAGTCGATGCAGATGAACCCTGAATGCTGAAGGAGAGAGTCCTGATTTCGTTTCGAGAATACGCCCGATGCCGTAACTGCCTGGAGTTCCGTTTTTAGCTGGCTGCGCTTTTCCTTATCAGGTTCGGATCGTATGAGTTCTATCTGTGTGCGCCACTTACCGAACTTTACCGCTGTGAGGAACTCCGCTATATCAATAGTGGATTCAGGCGTGGTGGCGCGGGCGTTTGGGAAGATGGAGATTTTACTCATGCGCTAATGTTGAATTGTTTTTTACACTCCATTCGCTTTCCATAATCAAATACCCGCAATCCTTGCAAGTGTGAATAGGTGTACCATGGAAATGTATGCTCTACTTTTGCCTCCTGAAATTCCTTACATTCAGGACATTTAATTGTTTCGGGGTGGCTTGACATTAATAATAAGGTGCGCCCGCGTAAACTCATCTTGTCACAGAGCCGACACGGAGGTGCCGTAATGTCTACGGGGCGCAAAGATTTTAATTGGTTTCATACTCTGTGACAATACAAATATACTACTTTCTTCTTACCCTCAACAATGAAAAGGCGACCTAACTGATCTGCCTTTTACGGGGTTTAGTTCTACCCTGTCAGAGTAAAGGGACTGAAGTCGTTCGACCTGGCCTGAGATAAAAGTGAGTATCTGCTGTCGGGGAATGGAGATGCGAGGTAGCACAAGTGTTGGGGTGTCTGAAACTACCGGGGGATTGTCGGGGAAGTGAGTGGCAGGATTCCAGTTCGGAATAGTTTGCCGTTTGTGGTTGATCCATTTCTGGTCTGCTGCGTTGTCTGGAATTAGGCATTCGTGAGGGAATACCTCGAAGATTGTTAGTTGTTTCGATGCGCGAGGTTCAGATTGTTTTGCCATTGTAGTTAAATTGATTAGTGATTATTTGTTGTTGCTATTGTTCCAGTTTATTTCTTTAGTACATAATCCTTAAACCCCACATTCCCCTCTTCTATTTCCTTGCGTTGGTTAAAGAACCATCCATGCTGATAGCCCATTTTTGTGCCGTATTCTTTTAGCGCTTCCTCTCCCCGGCTGCGTGCGATCCTCCATACGTAGCTGGCTTTGTATTTTTTTGTCTTCTGTAAATTTATCAAATCGTCAATAGAAAGGTCGCTTACTCGTTTCCCTGTCAACCCCAGCGGCACCAATGAATCCACCTCAACAAGTACCCCGTTCTTTTCTTCGTGCGTAGGTTTAGGGAACTCGAATTTACAGAACTCGCAAACACGAGCAGATGCGTAAAGGAACGCCCCGCATGAAGGGCAATTCTTCGATGGAGCGGCTTGTAATACTTTTCGTTTTTTTGGAGGGTCGAGTGACCATTTACGCGGCATATTCCAAAGGCCGTGCCGGGTGTGGTTGCCCCCGAAGTCGATAACTTTGAAATGGGTCTTTCCCTGGTATGGTCTGGACCCGCGCCCGATCATTTGGAGGAATAATGGCAGGCTGGTGGTTGCTCGGTATAGGATTACGAACGTGATAGCAGAATGGTCGTACCCGGTCGTGAGTATCCCGTTGTTAATCATTACCCCGTCTTTTGAGGATTCAAACTCCCGAACATTGTATTGCCGTTCCTCATCTGACATTTCAGAGTGAACCCTAAATGCGTTGACACCCGCCTCTTTGAATATCTCGAAGGTATTCTCAACGTGTTTTATGTTGCAGCAGAATACTATCCCCTTCTCTGCAGCCAAATGATCCTTGTACTTATCTATTATTCCAGCGTACAATTTTGCAGTATCAAAGTGTTTGAATAAGCTCGCATCTTCAAACTCTCCTTTGCTGATTTTCACATCCGAAAAATCGTCCTGCATTTCTCTAGCCCAGCATCTCGATAAGTACCCCTGTTCAACCAATTCGGGTACGTCAATATTCTGAACGATGTCTGTATAAATTTTATGAAGATGTTTGCCTTGCGGGGTTGCAGAGAAGCCTATAAGCCTGGCAGAATCGAAGTGGTTTATTATCTTACTGAAGTTCTGGAAGTGGATCTCATCGGCTATGATTAAGTCAGGAGGAAGGATAGAGCCAGGTTGCTTAGATATGCGGTTCCATATCGTACGCTCCATTGCAAGCATTACTTTCCAGTCTCCTATTGGTGTAGGATTACCAGCTTCTAATGATACGCAAGGAATACCGGACCTCCCAAGGTGTGCGAGGGTTGATCTAAATAGTTCCATCCGATGAGTAAGTAGTAGAATACGGCTACCTTTCTCATAAGCGAGACGACACATTTCAGCCATTACGAGAGACTTGCCGCTGCCGGTTGGGGAGCATAGCACAATTCGTTTGTGCCCTTTTGAGAATGATTCCCGGATGAGCAGTACTTGATCGGATTGGTACGGGCGGAGGGTCATAGTGAGATGCGCGATATTGGAGATTGGATCTTACTTATGAGTGAATCAGAGATGTGGCAATAAATGGAGGTAGTCTTTACATTGGCGTGTCCTGCGATGCGCTGGATTAAATTTATATCCGTTCCCATTTCTACCATGTGGGTAAAAGTGCAATGTCGTATTAAATGCGTATAAACACGCTTCTTTATTCCGGCTGATTGCGCGAGCTGTTTTATCACTTCTCCAACGGATCGCTCCGAATATTGTAAATCATTCTGCCCATTAAGCACGTAGGTAACTGATTTATACTTATTCCAGTAGGATTCAAGGAGTGGAATAAGGTGTGGGGTTAATGCAACCTGCCTATCTTTTTGCCCCTTTGCCTGGATGATGTTTATTATCATGCGGCTCCGGTCAATATGCTGCCATTTAAGATTTATCAATTCCGATACACGAAGTCCTGCGGAATAAAGAAGTCCAAGGATTACTTTGTGTTTGAGATTGGCACAGACATTGAACATTGATTGTATTTCGTCCTGTGATAAAACGATTGGTAGTTTCTTGGAAGGTTTGCAGTATGGAATATACTTGAATTTGTCCTTCTGTCCAAGGCATATTTCATAGAACTTCTTAATAGCTGAATGATACCCTCGCTGGGTATTCGGTGTGTCGAATTTACCGAGGAAGTCCCTAATGTCCTGTTCGTTTATATTCTTTGGGTGATCCTTTGTAGATTGTCCGAAGAATTTTTTAAGGCAAGATGAGTAATTCTCGATAGTCTGAATCCCGAAATTCCTGCGTTTCATTTCCTGCTCGAAGTAGCTGATGTGTTCAGAGACGTTCATGTTAATTGTTTTATTATTAATTACTTATATAGATGTAATACATATTGTATGTTCCCCTCAAGCCGAGGACGGGGATGCGTGAACGCGCCGGATCCCCGTACACAGCCCCTCGTGCGTGAGGGGAACGAAACTGGGCGTTCCACCCCATGTGTCTCCGACCAGCGGAGAACATGGGGTTTGACACAACCCCCGAAAAGGGGGCTGTGCAAACGCCCAGTTTCGTTATGCTCCATTGTTTTTGGCGTAACAGCCTGCATCACTTATCAAAATGTGTTTCTGCTTTTATTGTATCTCCTACATTGTACCTCTCACATAATTGTGCTTTATTTATTCCATCTATCTCAACCATTTTGCCATCGGCATCTACTAATGTTAATTCGTAGCTATCTGACCAATATCTTGCTTCGTGTTTACTAAACACTATTGCTGGTTTTTTTATTTCCTGTATTTGCTCTACGGCAGTTGGCATTGAACAGCCCGCCAAAAACAACGAGAGCATAACAATGGCTATGGCAAAAAAGCCTTTAATGGTTTGGATAAATTTTTTCATATTATTTTATTGTTGGTTAAAAATTTCTTTTTAGTTAGGCTTCTTCGCATAGCCAGAACCGTTATGGGCAATTTAATTTTTTCTTTTTGGCGTAACAGCCAGCAGCCAACCGCCATACTCATTTTAATTTATCTTCCCATAGATATTTTACTGTGCTTTTCATGCCTTCTATTTTAGCTTGTATTGGCGTATCGAAATTTCTTTCTTCAATAAATACGTCTGCTTCCTGAATCACTTGAAAATAAAAATCATTTTCTTGTCGCTGATTCACGCTTATATAGATTTGAAGTTTATTCCATATCCATTCTTCTACTTGTTGCCATAATGGTGCTGATGAAAATAAATCCGATGTACCATTATGATTATGGTCTTCGCAAGCATTTTGTCCGTTTAATATTTCTGAATCTCTTGAATAATAAAGTTTAGTATCTCCTTTGAAATTCAAATCACGCAACATCCTTGATGTTTTGTAATCTACATATTCATGTCCGTTTCTCATAGTTGTGATTTTAACAGCCCGCCAAAAAGCAAAAATTAAACTGTTCGCTACACCCCATAACATGGGCTATAAGCAAGCGTTCTTTTCTGCCAGTCGGTCTATATTGGTTTTTATTTGTTTCTGTCTTCATTAGTTCAGTGCATTATCTTCACGCCTGCTCATAGCCCTCAACGTTATGCAACATTGTCTTTGGCGGTAACAGCCAAAACAGCCCGCTCCTTATTTGTAATGTGATGTACATAGTTTATTGCCTTCAATAGTCCTGCTCGATATTGTTCTCCGATTAAGATTAAATGCTTGTTGATGTATATGCAGTTATCTTCGATTACATCTATCTTATCAACATTCACCACAAAACTTCTATGGCATCTGTAAAATTTATCCTGTGGTAAATTTCCGTGAAGTTGATTAAGATTAAAATGAATGTAGTGCATATCTGTTTCAGTAAAAATCTGAACATAGTCCCCATTTGCTTTTATGTGGCTTATGTTCTTATGATAGATTTTTTGAAGTATTCCTACTTTCATTTTTACGAAGATGTAATCTTTGTTACTCATAATGATTTTTAACAGCCCCGCCAAAGCCAACGATTGCATAACAGCAAATTGGTCGCTATGCCTATATGGTGCGGTACTGGGTTATTGTTTTTTATTTGTATTCGTTCACTTAACATTTTCTCTTTTTCATCGGCACATCGCCAATTTGCGAACCGTTCCCCTCAAGCCGAGGACGGGGATGCGTGAACGCGCCGGATCCCCGTACACAGCCCCTCGTGCGTGAGGGGAACGAAACTGGGCGTTCCACCCCATGTGTCTCCGACCAGCGGAGAACA